GTGTGAGAGAAAATGCGGGACGTATTATGGTGATTTCGTCGAATTATTACGAGAAACTGGATACGGCATTGGTGCGACCCGGGCGTGTCGACATTACGCTGAAACTCGACAATGCAAGTCGCCAAACGATTGGTGAAATGTATGCGTATTATTATGGCGAACCAATGGCGGCAGAGGATTTAGAGAGAATCCCCGACCGGAAATTTTCTCCGGCGGAAATCGTGAATATCTATGTGTCGAATCACACCGACTCTCGGGGATTTGTTGAGAGGTTGCTTTTGTAAATAATTAATAAAAATAATACATCTACATATTATTTTTATCATTGCATGAACCCGTGTGTATATAGTTCTCCCGCGTTTCTAACAAATGTAGCCGCCACCTAGTTGACAGGCGAATACATTTATGGTACGGCGTGGCTTGCGTTAACGTGCAGTTCATTATCGAGAGGTGCAAAGTTACACCTAATATTGTATATTTAGTGTATTTTTTTGTGGTCTGTGTCTATTTTGCGCGAAACCGATGTCCTCCACAAAATGCTTGGCGATTCTGTGTTTTCTCGCCGACGTATACATACCTTATATATGATACTCCGGTGACGCAGATAAATTGCAATCGATAATACACTATATCGGGAGTCTAGGACACCATTGCCTATTGGTATGATGTAGTAGTCTCGCCAACATATTACCAATCCGATTCAGGGAATCGAAAATGGCGTGTATTTATCTATACATTCCGGCCGCCTTTCAATTGGAGATACAAATGCAGGTTCATGACGGAGAACCAATACAAGTTGAGCCCGTATAACACGTAGCAACTGGACAAAAGTATAGACGTCCCCCATATATTATTGGGTGTATAGGTTCGGACCACCGTATACACTTGTGAATCCGGCAGAATGACGTTTTGATATAAATCGATGACGCGCACTTTAGTAAAGAGCGCGTAAAACACGTAATTGTTTGTCTTGTATAGAAGCGTACCTTTGGGTAAATAATACCGGAAGACGAGAAAAAATGTAGACAATTCCGTTTTTATAAAATGATAGGTGAGAGATTCGATTTCCTTAGCATTTACGCCGTAGTAATAGGTGTAGAATACAATGCCGAGAGATGCAATATGGTGTATGCGATATTCGACCAATTTATTCACGGTCAAATCCGCCGCAAAATAGGCGCCCATGCACAACGGGAAAATGCGGAATATAGCATCGGCTTTTTGGTAGTAGTATAGAATGCATGATATCAAGGACGTCATGCAAATACCGAGAGACGCGATGTTCGTGTAGTCGTGTAGCTTCATTATTTATGTCTACAAGATGATTTGTTTATTCAGGTTTCAAAAAATGTATTTCGCGTGGACTGGTAATATTCATCAAACATAAATAATAAGTGTTATACATTATCAATATATGGAAAGCAAAATGGTTAAGATGTTGAAACGGTTCTACAATAAACAAACACATAATCAAGGTATTGACAATTCCGAATTGTATTCCGTATTCATTCGTTGAGTTTAAATGAATGTATGCCATATCTATTAATTGTGGAAGTAGGCATAACATATACACTAATTTAAAATACTTGGATTTATCGTAATTTGCATCGTACTTCAATTTAAATAAATGAACTAATGTGTAAACGAATGACATTGCATGGGCCATTCCAGCCATTGCAACTGGTCCTTTCCAGTTTATGTTTGTATAATAATTCGAATAGGTAGCCAAGAATGCTCTAAGATGAATCGCGAATGTATCAATTGAGAATAATACGCAATTGTTCTCTGGGTATAGATATTGACTAATTGTACCAATGCGATATTGTTTATATATGTCAGTGTGATATGCATATGATGTAACGAACAATACACTTATTCCAATAATATCGAATATATGCCTGTGGTAATTACCCGAATACACTGTTAGATAAATTGGAATATTGATAAAGTAGGTGTATCGGCATATATTCTGACAAAATGCATCGGTATTGTATTTTATATTGGCAAACATCGATTTGTATAACTGCTTGTTGATAATCATGTACCAATACAAATTAAGTGCGTATAAAAAATAACAGCTCGAGAGAATGATACCCGTTCCGACAATATTGTCCGGCGTATATTTCGAAACAATTACGTACAAACGAGAATCTTTGTGCATGATACCATAGTATACATCGATGATTCTGAATTTGGTAAAGAGCCCGTAAAAAATCGTGTTGTTGATATTGTACGCGAGACTGTTCTTATTCAAGTAATATTTTAATATGAGACAAAACGTCGATAGTTCCATTTGTAGCATATAATACAATAGATGATCGCCATCAACTGGGTCAACATCATAATAGTATTTATAAAATACAATTCCCAAACAAGTAATATGGTGTAACTGATGGTCGATAGATTTGACAAAAAATAAATCAAAAAATGAAAATATTCCAACGGAATATTCAACTGCGGATAATATATTTCCGGTCTCTCCAAACGTTTTGAATTTATAAAAAATACACGATATCAACGATAAACTACATACAAAAAAGGCTGCAATGTTTTGGTAATCGATGACGCGTAGTCCAAACATCGTGTATCGTAATTACCTAGTGTGTTGAACAATGTTTATTATGGTTTCGAATATTATTTACCTGATTACTCGACCATGAGTCTTGGTACCACATTAATCGTCTGGAGTTCCTGCGACAACAGTTTATACGCATACGGGATATCAACTTTCGCGAAATCCGTCATGTTGTCGCACGTGTTGCATTTATGCACTGTGAAATCTGCTGCCCCTCCTTTCTTTCCGTCATTATAAGCTGCCAACATCCCGCATTTCTTGCATACGTGTGCGCTGTACTTATCCGATACATCATACAGGCGTTCCTTGCAGAACGAAGACATTCCATGGGCTATCATGACATCACGCTCCATCTCACCAATACGGAAGCCGCCATCCCTTGACCTGCCTTCCGCCGGCTGTCTCGTCAAGTTCACCATCGGACCAATCGCGCGACTGTGCTGCTTGTCATTCACCATGTGTTTCAACCGCTGGTAAAAGACCGGACCAATGAATATCGCCGTCTCCATCTGCTCGCCCGAAAGACCGTCATACATGATTTCATTGCCATAACTCTCGTACCCAGTCTTCTGCAGTTCTTGGGCAATCGTCTTGATGTCGAGATTGCCGAAACTCGTTCCGTCGCCAAAGATACCTAATTCTATGAGTACCTTCCCAAGAAGCGTCTCTTTCAGCTGTGCAATGGTCATACGCGAAGGAATCGCATGTGGGTTAATGATAATGTCTGGTTTGAGACCGTCTTTGGTGAAAGGCATGTCGCACTCGGGAATGATGTTGCCGCAAGTACCTTTCTGACCGTGTCTTGAAGAAAACTTATCCCCATACACTGGTTTTCTCAAGGTGCGAACGCGAACTTTCGCGAAGTTGTAGCCGTCGCCATTGCGCCCAGTATAATTCTTGTCAATATAGGTGTCTTCGTGCGTCCGAAACGTCTTACTCTGGTCCTCGTATTTGATGGTTTTCGTCGGGTCATTGCGGTTCTCTTTAATCGGAATGATTTTCGCGATAATCACGTCGCGGTTCTCCACCTTCGTGTTCTCTGGAATGAATCCCTGCGAGTTAAGTTTGTCGTAATTGCCGTACTTGATTCCCTTTGTCTTTTGCTTGTTCGGCTTGCAACGAATAATCTCGTCGCGCACAATGTTGTTGTCTTCGTCTTTCTCCGTATGGTAAATCGTTGCCATGAAGAGCCCGCGGTCAATCGAACCCTTGTTTATCAACACACTATCTTCCTGATTATAACCCGTGTGTGTCATGATGGCGACGTGTATTTGCTGTCCCGAAGGAATCTGGTTCAATTTGATGAAATTCATGAGACGGGTGTCGACCAAAGGTCTGGAAGGATATGTTAATATATAAGATGTCTTGTCCATGCGCTGGTCGAAATTCGTGGAGTAAATGCCAATCGACTGTTTCGACATGGCACATTGATACGTGTTTCTTGGCGCTTGGTTGTGTTCTGGAAACGGAATGCACGAGGCCAATACACCAAATATCGTGGAAGGATGAATCTCGCAATGGGTGTATTGAATCTTGAGGGAGGGGTCTTGCAGATACGCGTTCTTCGATTTCATGGCAATCATCGCGTAATTCTGTTCTTCGGGGTCAATGTATTCAATGACAGATTCCTGAATTCGGCAGTTCGTGAGAAGGTCGTTCCATGATAATTCTTTCGACGCTATCTTTTTCACAATATCGGGCGTAAGAATAGCGCGATTGTTCTTGACACGCAAAACGGGACGTGTTAGGCGGCCACCGTCGTTACATATACGGATTTCCATATTCTTGTAGTCGAAAACGATGGAAGTATATATATTGATAATACCGCGACATTTCTTGTCCTTTAACTCGGCGTATAATTCCATTGGACCATCGGTTACACCCAACCACGTTCCGTTGACAAACACCTTCACTTTGTCGTATAAATCTCTGGGGTTCGAATCGCCCACCTTTATTATCGATTGGTCTACATATTCGTAGAGGGACGAACTGTTCGTGGGAATCGTGATGTGGGACATGTAACTGATGTTTTTCACAATACCAATCGATTGACCTTCTGGGGTTTCGGCAGGACACAGAAATCCCCATGTCGTATTGTGGAGTTTGCGAGGGTCGATGAGTTCACCGCTCTTTTCAATGGGTGTATTGATACGACGCAAATGGCTTAAACTAGCCACGTAGGTGAGACGATTCAAGACTTGTGCTACACCCACTTTACTGCTGTTCGATTGCTTGATACTGAAATCGCCGGTAGCCAAAGCGCGGTTAATGCCGTTCTCAATCGTCGTGGATTTCATGATTTTGTAAATATTGGTCATGTTGACGATATTCTCGTAATCGTCGGATGCACGCCATGAACCCGTGTTGATTTCACTCATGATTTTCTTCTGCATCTCTTTTATCAATTTGTTGAAATAATTGCGGAACAGATTGTTGAGAAGAGTTCCTGTGAGCTCGATGCGCTTATTCAGGTAGGAATCGCGGTCATCCGGTGGAGTCCAGCCGAGACTCGTCTGCAACAATTTCTTCGCCATGGTACCGAGCAAGAAGAGCTTCTGAGGCAGCGTCTTGCAATGCGGAAGCAAATCCGTGTTGAGGACTTCGAGTGCGAATTCGCGCTTTTTCTTGATGCCGGTTTCTTTGTCCATATTGATGGGTGTAAATGCCGCCATGCTGATAATGTGTTTCAGCGAATCTTCTTGGGTCATGTATTTGTTGCCGTCAATGATAGATGCTTGAAGGCAATCGAGGAGTTCGCGCTGTTCGAGATTCAGCAACACATATTCGCATATTTCGCGGTCGCTTTGTACTCCAAGTGCACGAAAGAGCGCAAATAGTTCAATCGGCTGCTTGAATCGGGGGATAGTGACATAGATTCCGTGCCCGAACCCGTTGTTCTTTGACGCAATCATCATATCCACTTGCTTGGGCGAAATACACTTGTAATCAGGTACAGATTTTATTTCCGCGAACCATGACCATTTTGTCGTGTTCTTTCCGTCGAAACAGTAAATGCGATTCTCTGCCGCGCGTTCTTGTCCCAACACCGTCTTCTCTGACCCCTTGATAATGAAATAGCCGCCACAATCCATCGGGCATTCTCCGGTATGCAGAGATTGAATGTGTTTGTTCTGTGTAAGGACACAGTTGGTGGATTTTAACATGATGGGCATTTTTCCGATATTTATTTTCGGCAGCACTTTTTCAATGACGCGTGGTACATTCAGGTTTTCACCGTCTCGAATAGTGTATCGTACTTTTACGTCGATTGCCATACTTGAAGCATAAGTGAAATTACGCAGTTTGGTTTCTTGAGGCAACATGATTTTTGTGGCGCCGTTGTTCTCGTGGATTTGCGGAGGAAACATCTTGAAATTCCCGAAGGAAATCGAAGTTTCGAGGGTGTACAAGTCTTTCTCCGGAATATAGTGTTTATCCGACTTGATATTGATTCCGTCATTGAACATCTGGATGGTTCGCCAAATCTGGTAATTGACGAAATGGTTGTAGGATTCGATTTGATGGCGAACAAGACGTTCCAGATGCTGGGCGCTGAAATAGGAATCGAGGATCATGAAAGGTTCTTCCACGTAAGGAGATAGATGGTCGAGAACGTGTTTACCATCTTGGGTGTTTATTGCATCGATTTCTTTTTGAATTTTTCGTTTGAGTTCTTCGATGTGTTCGCGCGAATCGCCTTCTCCTAATTGATTTTTTTTGAGTTTTTCATTAATGATAGATTCGATGTATTTCTCTCGCTTTGCCTTCTCCTCTTGGTCTAGATTCTCCTGATTTTCAATTTCAAGTTTCAACACACGCGTTGTTTCATTAAGTTTTCGTTTAGGAATTCGCATTGTGAATTTATCTCCATAACGAATGGTCGAGTTGTCGACAATCGGGAACACTTTCTCTAAGGATTCGGCATAAGAATTCATCTTAAAAGGGTTATTTAGTAATGCAAGTACGGTTTATATGGTTTGCACAAGTGATTTTGTCTTGAAAGTTCGTTCAATTTTGTAAACGGTTTAAATATTCACTTGGTCAATACTATAATATACCCGATGTCAGAAGAATCGTGCCCGTCTAAATTCATTGATTATTTAGATACCTTCCGCGAAGGTGAACATGGAGTGTATGAATACTACACCTTATTCTCTACCATACAAGTACATTACGTTCAAAACGAATTGGGTCTCATGAACTCATCGACGAATATTCCGATTAAACTTCCGCCACCAACACAGCCGATTATGGAGTCTCCTGTGTGTATCGATAAATACATAGAGATTGAGAAAATCGATTCTATCCAAGACTTGATTGAATTAATCGACAAGAATCCGTACGAACCTAAATACAAATACAACATTGATTTATGCGGTCTCTCGTGTATTCGAGAAGAATTGTGCGCCATTGATGCAATGGTTGGTATGCAAAAACTCAAATGCAATGTGGTTGACCAATTGTTGTACTTTATACAAGAATTGCACAAAGGTATCACATCACCTTCGGGTGGAGATTTTACCAAAGGTATCACATCATGTGAAGGCGATTTTAAACACACCGTTATTTACGGCCCACCGGGCACTGGCAAAACCGAAATAGCCAAACTCATCGGTAAAATGTACAGCAAGATTGGTGTGTTGAGCAAGAAACACGTGTTTAAAAAAGTAACGCGTAATGATTTAGTCGCGGGATATTTAGGGCAAACTGCCATTAAAACAAAAGCCGTTATCACCGAATGTTTAGGTGGCGTTCTTTTCATCGATGAGGTGTATGCTTTAGGGAACGCGGACGATTTAGACAGTTTTTCGAGAGAATGCATCGATACGTTATGCGAAGCATTGAGCGACCACAAAGACAACTTAATGGTTATTATTGCCGGGTATGAGAAGGAAATCGACCGGCATTTTTTTAGCGCAAATCAAGGACTGGAAAGCCGGTTTGTATGGCGTTTTACAATCGATAAGTACAGCCCAACGGAATTGAGAGATATTTTCAGTAAGAAGGTGTTGACCGCAGGATGGAAAGTGGATGCTGAAATC